CAAGTAGCAACGGCAACCCTCGTAGGCACTTGTACTGGATCGGGTAATGCTTCTGTAGTCGTAACCGCTGCCGGAATGGCTGGCTCACCTAAGACATATGGCGTTGCCGTATTAAATAGCGATACTCCAACAATTATCGCTGGCAAAGTAGCTGCCGTATTAGCTGCCGATCCTGTATTAACCGCTATGTATACTGTTGCCAATCCATCAGGCGCAGCAACAACCGTAGTCCTTACTTCCGTTGCCCCTCAATCTAATGATTCGACATTAAATATAGCTACCGCGACAGGTACGGCCACAGGTATTACCACGGAAGCCAGTTCCGCTGCCACAACTGCGGGCGTACCTTACGACCTCGTAAGTGTGGGGGTAGGATCAGTCCTTGGATTGCCCTATACCCTTGCGAAAAACATGGTAGCCAAGGCATATAACAATAATGTACTCGAATCCACACCTCCAACGGTTACCTTTGATGCCGTTAACATCTCGGGCAATACCGTTACGTTAGCAACTTCCCTAGCTGGAAATGTGGTGGATATACTCTTAGACGTTCCAGGCTGATAAGGAGGGTTCCTTATGGCGTCCCAAACCTTAAACTGTACAACTCACAGGGGCGAGCTAATGAACGCAACAAGCGTAGCACTCGCCTCGCCAAACGGCTCCTATGGCATCATTAACTTGACCACAGGGGCCGTTGCCGTACCTGCTAATACGCCAGTCGCTAATTATGTGGCTGGCGTATACCAATACGATGTATCGGCCTTAACAACGGGCATCCGGTACCAAATATCGTGGCAGATAACTCATAATGGCACGATTCAATACGCCACAAACATATTCACTGTTGGCACAGCTATACAACTCAACGATGTTAAGCCATATCTTCGAATTGATCCATCAAACACCATGTTCGATGGTGAAGCGCAGGACCTTATCGATGCTGCTCAAGTGGATTTGGTTAAAGCGGGGGTCGATCAAAATGTACTAGACAGTGGTGACCCCTTAGTCAGGCGAGCTATCTCAACTTACTGTAAGGCTAATTTTGGTTATGATCCGGACAATCAACCCTTTATGGCTGAGGCTTACAGCAAAATGAAGATGGCTCTCATGAACATTACTGACTATCAACCCTTGACGGTAGAACTGAGGCATCGCAATGCATTATGACAGAATTAATTCCATTACCTTGCAAAATAGGGTAAGCACACAGGGGCCATTAGGTACAAGAGATGAAGAGTACGTCGACGTGGCTACATTCAATTACGTAGCCTATGTACCAAATACGGGCAGGCAGTACATGGGCGCATCGAGTATTCACAGTGAAACGGACTGTGAATTCCAATTGTATTATAGCCCGATACCTAAGTCTGGTATGTACGTGTTGTTTAATGGAGATAGGTATTTTATCCAAGGGGAACCTCTTGATGTTGGCGGTTTGCATAGGGAAACGAGAATCCTGTGTAAGCTGGAAAAGTAGGTGAAACTAGTAAATGGCCTACACTAATACCTATTACGCTCCCGGTACTGGATCAAGCCAAGTTAGTATCGAGGGCATAGATGAGTTTATCAGAGTACTTGAGAGCATCGGCAATGTCCCACAAGCAGTTGTAACAAAAGCTGCTAAAACAGGTGCTAATATGGCCTTAAGTTATGCACTCGCTAACCTTCAGCCAGCCAATCAACAAGGAAGTGATTTTCTTGGACGGCAGGGCAGGACTGAGCAACATCTAAGTGGCACATTAAAGGCTTTACTGAGGCTTAAAATGGAAAAATCCGCAAAAGGAAAAACCGTCTACCGGATTGATACTTCATGGTATGCCCATTTAGTTGACCTAGGGTGGACTGATCGAAAAGGTATGCGTTGGGATGGACATCACTTCTTGAAACATGCGTTATCCGATCACTATGAAGAGATACGTGATGGAATGATTACGGAGCTTCGCGAAGGCGTAAAAAAGGTGGCTGGCGTATCATGAATCAATCATTTGAATCCGGCCTATTCGCACTGATGAAAGATGATCCTACTGTCACAGATTTTAACGGCACGGACAATAATGGTAGCCCTGAGTATCAGCTATTCTACATTGCTTGCTTTGATCCACCCTCAACCCTACCCTACGGCAGCTTTAACCGCTACAGAAGAGTGCATGAAATGGATCTACAAGGCAACATTGCATTCCTCATAAGCAGTTATCACATGGAAATATACCACAATGTCGCGTGGTCACTGCTTGACTTCCAGCAACGAATACGAACATTCCTTGAATCCTTGGCTCAAAAAACCGTAGGCGGTCAGTATATCCAGAAAATCGAAGTTGAGGACGATTACCACGAAATGCCACCCGCAATCCAAGAAGTGAGGGTAAGGGTTTATAAGGGTTGTCTTGACTTTGAGGTAACACACGCGCCCAGTCAAAACCAATAAAGGAGTTGATTTAATTTGTCTAATGTATCTGCGGGCATAGGAGCCCAGCTTGCAGTCGGCGCTACAAGTATCGGCAATATTACGAAGCTAGGGAATCCAACATTAAAGCGCGATATGATCGATATAACCACCTTATCAAGCTTGAACGGCGCGAAGCAATACATGCCAGGACTGCTTGACCCTGGAACAATGACCATGGAGGGATTTTTCGACACTTCTGATTCGGGGCAAAGCCTTCTTTTTGCTAAGTTGGCTAGTGGGTCGCTCGACACATATACGATGACCTTCCCGTCCGTTGTAGGCGCAAGTTGGACAGCTTCATGTTACATCAAGGAGTTGGCACTAGGAGATCAAGTTGATACGACCAAGGGAATCCCTTTCAAGGCTACACTGCAGGTCACAGGACTGCCAAGCTTAGCCACAGCCGTCTGTGCTGGCATAAGCGCATTAACCCTGACTGGAGCAAGCGGAACATTATCACCAGCCTTCGCCAATGGTGTTTACAATTACGCATGGGAGTTCATTACGACAACTTCAATCACGGTAACACCTACGGCAGCCGCGCAACAATACACGATGTACGTGGACGGCGTGAACCAAGGAACTGTTAATGGCGGCTCGGTTTCGGCGGCTATTCCGTTTGCAACTGCTGGGACCTCGCACAAGATTCACCTTATCGTCTCGGAAGCTGGATACTCGCCTCTAATTTATACGATTATCGCCGTACGCACGGCTTAACAAGAGGGGCCTAAAGCCCCCTCTTCTCCTACATAAAATCTAAAGTGGAGGAATCAAAATGAGCGCACAATCCGATACGGTAGCGAAGCTTACAGCAGACGTAAATGAATTATTCGACGCATTGACTGATGTTAAATCCAAGCTCGAACAATTGATTGCGAC